CAAACTAAGATGTTACGTCATAAGAAATGGAAAGACGCAATTGTGTATCGTGTGGGAATGTCGGCTACACCCGTTGCGGAGAATTTTGAAAAACTGTTTGGTATGGTGCGCGTTCTGGATTCCGGCGCTCGGTTGGGTAGATCGAAAGAAAAATTTATGCAAAATTATTTTATCCAAACCGATTACAAAGGCTATAAACACGACTTAGCGCCCCAAGCCGACGAAAAGATTTTAGCGGTAATAGCAGATATTCTTTACGTGGTTGAGAGCGATAAAGAAATATCACTGCCCACGCTTACATATCAAAATATTAGCTACCAGATGTCAGAGGATGCCCGCGAAGCCTATGATGAATTAAGAAAACACATGCTGGTTGATATACAAGGTGATGCGGTAGAGGCTGCCAATCAAGCGGTTGTGTCAGGTAAGCTGCGACAGATTAGCGGCGGATTTATTATAGATAACGAAGGGTCAGTTCTTGAATTAGATACTAACCGTGCGGCAGCGGTTTATTATACGGTGAATCACGCCATACCCGCCGATGAACAGGTGCTTATTCTTTACAGTAACGACCACCAACGCCAACAGCTTGCAGATGTATTCGCTGGCGAATCAATGGCGTTCGTATATGGCGGCAGTGATAAGGAAACTGCACTAACCGCGTTTAAATCAGGTGCGGTACGTTTGCTAATAGCGCAAGAATCGACGCTATCGCATGGCGTTGACGGGCTACAAGATGTTTGTTGTACTCTGGTATTCATGCAAGAGCCTTGGAGCGCAGACACTAAAATACAAGCTATCGGGCGTTTACATAGGACAGGTCAGAAAAAGCCGGTCAACGTCTTCACCATTGAATGCGAAAAGAGCATTGACCAGTTAGTTGCGCTAAGGCAGGAAAATAAATCAGGTTATATGAAAAAATTTATACAGCATTTGAAAGGCTAACCGAATTCATGATTTAAGTACGCATAGCCTGCTAATTCCGGCGCATGAAAGATTCCAAGGTGTTTTTGTTTGCCGTTAATGGTTATCTGCGCCTTGAATTTTTTAGTTGGTCTGTCATAAGTTACGCCTTCTTCCGACCTAATATTTCTTGTCGTTTTATTAGTGATAACCCCAGTCTCAGGATCGTAATTAAATAGCGGCGCGATATCTCTGTATCTCATTGGTTTGTATTTCATTCTTCTTTACCCTCTATGTACGCAGCCAGCGTGAAGTCCTCGAAATTAGGTTATATGAAAAAATTTATACAGCATTTGAAAGGCTAATCCCTGCCGTGGTTATCGTGGAAGCCATGCTTGATACTAGCAGCTTGTCGGGCTGCTACAGCATCTTCTAAGACGTTGAAGCGTCCTAGGTTCTTCTGCACACCGTCTACCCATATCCGCGCAACCCATTTTTCCGTGCGTTTATGCCAATACACACCCACATGACCGGATGTGTTATTGCTTTGTTTCCGCTTGTTCTTATTGTTTTCTTGTTGCGTCACATCACGTAGATTTTCAATGCGGTTATCTAACGGCTTTCCGTTTATGTGGTCGATATCGTTATCGGGTAATCTCCCGTATACATATAAAAAGATTAAACGATGGGCTTTGTACAGTTTACCCTTGAACATTATCTCCCTATGCCCCCTAGCCTTGACACTGCCTGCAGGCTTTGACATATCTACGCGATTAGCAGGGCGCTCCCGCCACCACAAATTATCCTCGCGGTATTCAAACAAGTCTCTGACTATTTCCTTGTTCATTTAGCTACCTCCCTCAAGCAACCGTAGTCGCGTAGTGTGTTAATCGGGCCAGTCAATTGTTTATATGTAAATCCATGATCTTGCAAAGCCTCGTCGCGGATTCTCCCTAATGTGATGTGCGACTGATTAACGCAGTGTTGAAGGTCGCGCATCAATATTTGCAGTATGCTGTTAGACTTCCGATCTACAAGTTTTTTGATTTTAGGCGTTATCACAACCTCGGTATCAGAATACCATTGTTCTTTTCGTTTCTTTTTCCGTTTTGGCTTTGGCGTTGGCGTTAGCTCATTGCCTGCCGTGACTACAAAATATTTGGTTTCTTCGGTGACGGTCACGCCTACTTCTTTCAAGCTGGCTGCTAGTTTCTTACTGACTTCTATTTTCTTCATTTTGGTTTAATCCTTTAGTTGGTTTGGTGGTTAGCTTTCATTTTTCTACTGATCGCCGTTCATGAACGAGGCCAGCGTGAAGTCTTCAAAATTAGGTTCTGGCTCTGGCTTGATCCAAGGTCGGGCGAGTAAAGCCTGTCCCTCTGGCGAGAAGCCCTGTTGATATCCGACCTTATTGGTTTTTCTTTTATCTTCTAAAGACATCGGTTTTTTCTTTTTTGCAGTTTTTATTTGAGTAGTCATGTGCTTTGATCCTTTAAAATTCAGAGGTTTCTATTAAATAGCCCATAACAAAAAAACAGGCAATCAGGGTCACTACTTGGACGACTGGCAACAGATCGCGCTTCATTTGCTCACCTCTTTGTCTGTAACGAGTTGGACAAGTAGACGGGCGGCTGCCTTAACTAATGCCAGATCATTCTCTGATGCGGCTTGGTTACATGTGAAGGCGACAGCTTGAATTTCTAGTAAGCTGATATCAGGTAGTGCGGTTTGTTGTGATTCAGTCATCATTATTTCCCGTTGTAGGTTATAGTCTTGGAGGGTTGACGTTTTTAGGCAGAGGCCGGAAGTCATGCGCCTTTATCCTCTCTTTTTTGTAGCCAGCTTTCAACGCTTGCCGCTATTTTGTAGGCTTCAATTGCGGCCTCAAAGGGTCGCGGCTGGTATGCCGAATATAGCCGGTCTGATTGGTGCCGGAAAGTTGCCTTGTAAAGCAGCCGGTTATCGTCGATTAGTTCTCGCTCGATTTTCATTTGTTACCGCTCCAATTGATTGACGTAATCGTGCGCTGTCTCTTCAAGCGCGAACCAAGCAAAAGCATTGGCTACTTGCGTATAGTCGCCGTGATCGTCGCCGTGATACAGTGCACGTTCTACTTCATCCGCTTGAAGGTCGACGCAATTGAAAGAGGCCAAAAATTCAGATAACAAGTTAGAGCCACCCGCTTCTTCTGCCGCGTCCCTCGCTAGGGCGTGAATGTTGCCTTTGTTTGCTTCATAAAATGCTACGGTGTCAACGTGATATATGAACCCGTTAAAGCCACTGGCGGCACCATAAGCCGCAATATCAGAGGCGGATTCTTTCCAGTCAGTCCATCTGCCGAATTGCTTAATCACTGCTCGTGATAGTGACGGGTTGCTTGTGTTCTCGGTAAATGATGATAGGTTCATTTTTTGGTTGTCCCTTTTGTTGGTTGAGCTGTCCACCCATCATTAAGTTGCCCAAGGTGTAACAGGTTGATAATATTCTTTCTTGCATTTCTCACTACAAAAATATTTTTTATTATGGTGCAGCCAATCATATAAATATAAATTGTGATCACCTATTCGCCCCGTGTGGCTCTCAGCACAACCGCAACATTCGCAAATGATCTCAGTCCACACTCGCTTACTCATTATGAGTTGAGCCATTCATCGTATGTTTTGAGCGGCTTGCCTGTTGTTGTGTCGATGCCGTTTGCATCGCCAGCAAACGTGCAGTAGATTTCATATTCGTTGCAGTTACTGCCACGCGCTTGTGTTTGCCAGTCAGTTGAGATTGTTTGAATTGTTGCGTTGTTGTGAACTAATGATGTCATTGTCTTGTCCCTTTTGTTGGTTGAGCGGGTATTGTACAAGTTCAGTAGATTATTACAACAAGTAATTACAGCTATTTTATCTAATTAATTTATAGGTTGATCGTTAAGCACATAAAGATAAGCATGGCGAAGGATAAGCCCATCATCAACTCGCCTTGCCATTTAGCCCGCCTTTGCTTTTGTTCGTGTTCAGTTCTGCGCGAGTATGAAACTTTAGTGGGTATTTGCTTGGTCATTGTCTTATGCTCCTGCTTCTTTTTTGTTAACTATGTTCATGATTTTCACGCCTGAATATTTGGCTATTTGTTCATCATTATAGGCAATGATCGAGCGGATAAATTCAACCATGCCAGCGACGATACAGGCCGTTCTATTAGGGCGTACTAACATCCATTCGCCACGTATATTCTGCCGAACTGTCCAAGTATCGCCGCAAATATCAACTTGCTCATTCAGCATCAAGGGGTTAGTCAAAGCGTTCAATTGGTTAATATCTCTCATGGTCTACTCTCCCATCTCGTACAATTCGGCGCATACGCCGTCGATATCCATGCCGTCCGTGTAATCTGCCGTTGCTTCATCGCCCCACCAATAGCCCTCGACTTTGCGCGTTGTAGTGTCAATCCAGATGTTAGGGCCGCCAAACGCTACAAGGATTCGAGCGCCTAGATATTCACCAGCGCCTTCGTCGTCGTCGTTTGTCATGTACTTAATTTCGAGCACATCAGACAGATAATCATATCCGCCAATTAAATCGGTAGGTTCTGCGCCGTGTTCTTCGTGATCCATGCCAGCATCTTCGTATGTCATGCCAGCGGTTAAGGTCTGCGCAATGTGGTCTACGTGGTTTTGTAAAGTGCTCATACCGTATTGTTCCTATGTAGTTTGATTTGGGGCTTTCGCCCCGTTGGGGCTATACTGCCGCCTTTGCTTCTTTGTATAAGTCTTTCAGTTCCTTAGCTTGGTAGTGATTCCATCGAGTGCCCAAGTGCATGTAGTCACCTTCCTCTGCCGCCGCTATAACTATCTCGATGTTTCCCTGCACGTTAACCAAGTAGTCGGTAACTCGCTTAACCAATGCCCAATCACCCGCTTTGTTCTGGTCAGCTCCGATGATGATCTCGTTGTTAGTGGTTAGAATTAATTTCATTGTCTCGACTCCTTATGTAGTTTGAGGGGGTAAACCGGAACAGTGTTTAACAAACTCTGCTTGATCTTTGGCTATTCCGAACGCTACTTCTCTAGCATTATCGCCCCCATGAACAACGCAGATAAATTTTGAATGATTGCCGTCGCCATCCTGCCAGAAAAGGTGAAATTCACCGCTTAGGCTACGTTCAACTGATATAGTGTTATAAATAACGTCTTTCATGCTTTATTCCTTATGTAGTTTGAGGGGCTTTCGCCCCGTTGGGTTTAAACCGGAATGCTTGTGACTATCATTCTTTCTTTCACAAATATATCTCGGTTGGCTGGTGTGTTCCCCCATCCTTTGCCAAAGATGCAAATCTCTTTCTCGTCAATCGTTGCCTCGCGGAAGCCCCCGTCTGAAATACAAGAATCAATAGACAGCTTGTGAAGGATTTGTAACCCATCTGGACAGTTGAAAACAAAGTAAATATCTCCGGTGTCATCGCATACGTTGTACAAGCCGTGGTTGCCGTCTTCATGTAGCTTTAACGTTCGGGCTTGTACGTTAGTGAAGCCTTCATAAAAGTTAGAGCCTGTTACTGCAAGGTGAAGCTCTAAAGCTTCTGCTAGGTTGGCTGCTGCTGAAGTTTCGATTTCTCTGTAGTTTAACATTGGTTAATTCCTTTGCGTTGTTGTTGATGTGATGAAACTATATTACTTTATGTTGTAAACAGTTACAACAACAATAATGACAATATGTATATTAATTGCCACGTTGCCACGCGTATATAGTGGCAGGGTTTGGGGTAGCAGGGTTTCAGGGTAGTAGCAGGCTTTAGCGCGGAAGCCTGCTACCCTGAGAGGTAGATTTTTAGTGGCTTAGGGCGAAAGGTTTCAGGGTTTCAGGGTTTATTACTTACTTTTATAATCTAATATACTAAAAATAGCAGTCTGAGCGGCAGATTTCCAGAAGGTACAGCGGGTGGTGTGGGCGATTAACCCTGAAACCCTGAAACCTTTTAGCTCTAAGCCCCGCCAGTGCTGGCGTTCAGCGGTAGCAGGCTTCGTTTCAAAGCCTGAAACCCTGCTACCTTTTCAGCCTAGAAAACTTTATTTTTCTACGCAGGCGGCGAACGTGCGTGCTGCAGTGCACAACGCAGGCACGTCGTGTGCGTCACTCAATGAACCTGTTAGACTAACAGCCTATTAGTGTTGCAGTACTATAGTGATGTAAGGGTGTGATGTAAGACTAACAGACTAACAGTGTTGTAGTGTTTTAGGCTAACAGGTGAATGAAGGGGGGTAGGTCGGATTTGAAACGCTGCTGCCTGAGTTGATCTGGAGCCATTTACAGAAAATCTGAAATTTGAACTCTGTTACAGTAAAACTCTACAACACTTGACACTTAAACCCGATAACACTTAAACTCCCGCACATGGAATCACATCGCGCCCCATACGACCCAAACTCTCTGCCTGATGCTGTGGCAGATGAATATCATCCTTCGGCTGATCGGTATCTTCAGAATATAAAGGAGATACAGCGGGCAATTGTGTCTCAATCGCGTGGCATGTCTCCGCTGGCAGTCCAAGCGGTTAAGGGATATCACAGTGGTGAGACATACACATTGACTGCTACTACTATAGGTAAATCTTTGCCGTGGGTGTCCAAGCAGGTCAATTCGGACGATGGGCAGCGGCTGCTGGCGCTCTTAGCGTATTATCAGGAGGCGATAAACGGCCCAAACGATGCCCAGCGCGGCGCGATGATGTGGCGAGTGGCTGTAGATAACGAAAAGAAAGACCCTAAAGTCGCTATCTCTGCGGTCGCTGAACTGAACAAGCAAGCGAACATAGGTAAAGAAGCGCTCAACTCGATTACGACTGGCGATATCAACATTGTCATCAACAATAGCCTTGGCAAAGGTGTTTTGGACGAATGACGACGACAACAGCTGAAGACTTTGGCGTAAGGAGTCCAGCCGATAAGAGTTGGACGTTACCTTACGAGCCGCGAGAACTGATGGTAGAGTTCCATCAACGGACTCAGCGGTTCGCTTTTATCATCGCACACCGGCGAATGGGTAAAACGGTCGCTTGTGTGGCTGAACTCATCATCAGAGCCTTGTACACCAAGAAAAAGAACGCACAGTACGCGTATATTTGTCCTTTTCGCTCTCAGGCTAAGGCTGTAGCGTGGAATTACTTGGTTGAGATGACAAAAGGCATCGCAATTGACGTAAAAGTAAGCGAATTGAGCGTTACCTTGCCCAATGGCGCTAAAATATGGCTCTCAGGCTCCGATAACGTCAACTCTTTGCGTGGTTTGTACCTTGATGGCGCGGTAATTGACGAATTTGGTCAGTGTAGACCCGACCTTTTAGAAGCAGTCATTATGCCCTGTCTCTTAGACCGAAAAGGCTGGCTGGTTATTATCGGTACGGCGTATGGGCGGCTGAATAAGTTTTTCAACTTCTATGAGAAGTCGAGGGACGACGAAACATGGTTTCATACCGACATAAAGGTGACGGACAGCGGGATAATTGATGCTGAAGAAGTTGAGCGGATAAAACTCGGTATGAGCGAGGCGAAGTTTAACCAAGAGTTTATGAACGACTTTTCCGCTGAGTTAGTAGGCACTTACTATGCCACGTTGGTGAATGAGCTTGAAACAGCACAGAAGATTAACACCACGGCGATTCACGACCCTGACTTGCCTGTCCAAGTGGCGTTCGACATCGGGCGCTCAGACAATACGTGTGCTTGGTTTTTTCAAGAAACAGGGCATGGCATTCGTTGGATAGATTTTCATACGAACAACGGGCAACCTGCCTCGCACTATATAGACATGCTTAAAGCCAAGCCGTATAACCTGAGTCGGGTACACTTGCCCCATGACGCAAAAGCGATGACGTTCAGTACGGACAAAAGCGCCCTAGAGCAATTCGTCCATGCGTTTGAGAAAACCGACACGCTAGTTGACCTTGTGCCAAAGCTGTCAGTCGAGGACGGCATTGAAGCTGTACGGCAAACGCTCAAGTTCAGCGAGTTTAATGGCGAAACCTGTTACTATGGCATCGAATGTCTGCGTGTGTACAGAAAGAAATTTGACGAAATCAATCAAGTGTTCTCTAATAAGCCTTTACACGATTACTCATCTGACGCGGCGGATGCGTTTCGTTATGCCTGCATCATGGCAAACAAGTCCTACAAGCCAGCACCAACACCGCATGAAAGCATAAGAGCGCAAATACGAAGTGGCGGCGAGTATCAGTTAGAAAACCTATTTAGCCAGCGTGAGAGTGCTAATAAAAAGAGCTTTATCGCTCAAAGGAGAATTTAAGCGTGGCATACGACACAAGTACAGACGATAAAATCGAGTCACGTAGCGATTACGCGGATACGCCTGCAGGCAGGTACAAATATTGGGCAACAGAGCTAACGGTCAGCAAAAAAGCAAGAGAACCGTGGTGGAAAAAGTCCGACAAGATTATTAACCGTTTTATAGGCAAGCACCAAGGTATTGAGCGCGGTGATGATACAGGCGGGTTCAATCTGAACCTGTTTCACTCTAATGTGAAGACGTTAGGCGACATGCTGTACGGAAACACGCCTAAAATCGACGTTTCACGACGATATGCCCAACCAAATGACGATGTAGGCCGTGTTTCGGCTGAAATCATGGAGCGTTTGCTCAATTTAGACATTGCGAACAACGGGGCAGAGATTGATGCCGTGTTCCGCGCTACTTTGCAAGACAGATTACTCTCCGGTCTTGGTTGCGCCAAGGTTGGTTACACTTTTGAGAGTGAAGAAGTGCCTG